GTTCAGAAGTACTTTAAGTCCAGGCACTATTACACTTGTGCCGGAAGTAATTAAGCGCCTAGTTTCGCAGTATTCCAACGGTAATTACATTTGAACCCTGGCCTCATGCGCACACCGATTGTGCTAAAGGTGCGAGCAAATAGCACTAGCGTCTACGGGCAAAGCGTAGCCAGCTACAGCGGTACTACCCAACTGTTTGGACAAATCACGGACGCCAGCGCGGATGAAAAGTTAAACCACTTGAAAATGAATTTAGTGGTCACCCACAAGATCACTTGCAACTTTTACCCTGGCATTAAATCCTATGACCGTTTTGAAGCGCAGATTTCCCGCGGCACGGATGGGCTGGCGCTTACCGCCACTTTTGAAATTATCAGCGCTTTGGATTATCGAAGCGAGGGTCATACTTTAAATTTCATTTGCAGGGAAATTGCGACATGAATGATATCCCTGATCTAACAAGATTTGCGGACGCGTTAAAAATGGTACGCGGCAACAAGTCTAGATTGTTATGTATGAAAGCAGTGCGCGCAGCGATGGAGCCAGTTCAAAAGGTGACAGCGGCGCAATACGCACAACACGTAGGAAAATTTGACGATAATCAAAGCGAAGCAAAACTATTACACCGCTGGGGTGGCGGCCACCATAACGTAGGCGAATCCCGGCGAACGATGGCGCGCAGCATTATGCGAGGCCCACCCAAAGTTAAAAAAATTCAAGGCTCAAATTATTTAGCAAAAATTTGGACCCAAACAAATAACAGTTTTTTGATTGACAAAGGTAGGTATAAGGACGTCGCGCGCGCTTATAAGGGCTGGGGCGTGATGGCTTATATATTTAATACCATGTCACAGCATACCCAGCAGGTATTGCATGACACCATTGAAGAACAGATTAAAGTATTGTCCAAACAATTTTGGAAAGAATTTTCCAAAAGTAAGACAGGTATGAAATGAAGTTTATCCAAGCAGTACATGAGGCATTGGCGAAATGCACCGCAACCGTGACCCTTTTGGGCGCAAACAAGATATTCCAAAGCTACGTTCCAATTTCAACCGCAATGCCATATTTAGTGGTGGGCGGGGTATCTGACGAATTTTTATCCCCCACACTTCAGGGCAATACCGACACACTTCGTAAGGCAACTATTCCAATTTCGATTGTTTCCACAACGGTTGGACAATCGGCGGGTATAGCAGACAAGCTACGGGTTGAATTATATAACTCTAATGGTATATTGGGGACGTGTGGTATAAACGTGAAGAATATTCACATTAATACTATGTCTTACGAATGGGACCCTGGACAGGATGGAAGCGAAACGGGCGCCCATGTTTGCATCGTGAACTTGATTTTTATCTACGTATCCACTACGCCAAGTCCAGTCGATTTAGGCGGAACTTAATGGAACACAACTTTTAAAGGAATTCTAAAATGGCAGTAGCAATCGGAAATGGCGCGACACTTAAAGTAGGATCAGCGGCAACACCAACGCAATTAGTAGCCAGCGTTCAAACCGTATCCTTTGATGGGTTTAAAGTTTCAATGGTGGAATCAACTGTTTTGTCAAGCAGTTATAAAACGTTCCTGCCTGGCTTGCTTGAGGGTGGAAGTATTACAATTACTTGTAATAGCGACACGGCGGACGTAGGACAAAGTTTGCTTACCACAAATATGCTTGCCAAAACTCTCACCTACTTTATTCTGACGTTTGCGGATGGCAGCGTAATTGGTGGAACCACTGGCGATACCGCATACATTGAATCATACAAGACTGATGCAGCTGTAGATTCAATCCAAGGCGCAAGCTGGACTCTCCGCACAACGGGAACACTACAGGTCGCCTAATGAATACTCGCGCCCTACTCTTAGCCCTCAATGCGAATATACCCACCGAGACGGTTGTTATTAAAGACGTTGGCAATGTCAAACTAAAAGGTTTGAATTGCGGCCAACGCGATTCATGGGAACAATTTATTCATAATTCAAAAATTGGGAATGAATCAATTAAGAATTTTAGGGCTAGTTTGGTATGTCGCTGTATTGTAAACGAGGACGGTACACGCATGTATAATGACACCGCCGCGGACCTAGATGAAGTATCTAGTTTACCCGCGGCGGTTGTTGACCGATTATTTACGGTTTGCCAAAATCTAAGCGGTTTAGGTAATCAAGTAGACACCCTAGAAAAAACCTGATCCAGCGCCCGCTACGAAAGTTCATTATAACTTTAGCGCTGGAATTAGGAAAAACGATAGCGGAAGTGGAACAAATGAGCAGCCTAGAATTAAGCGAATGGTTGGCATATTCTAGAATCGAGCCTATTGGCCGTGAGCAGCGCGCCGACTTGCGCGCGGGTATTGTCGCCTCGACGGTTGCGAACAGCCAGCGAGTCAAAGGACGCGCCTACGTAGCTCAAGATTTTATGCCGTTCCCGCCGGCGCGCCCCAAGATTTCACCCGTAGAAGCGGTGCAAGAATTTAAGCGAATGATCCAGGGGGTTAAGCGTGGGTAATGCTGGTTCAATTGTCGCTAGTTTGATTCTCAACGCCGACCCGTTTGAAGCGGGTTTGAAGACGGGAGAGGAATCAGCGCGCCGCGCTAGTGGCAGCATTGGTGCCAGCCTAGACCGTATCAATCAAAAGCAATTAAACAAGGCAAGCACTGATATTCTTAAGACATTTGTTAGCCCTGCCGCCCTAGCAGTAGCCGGCGCCAGCATGGCTACGGATTTAATTAGCGGATTTTCAACAGGTAAGTTTAAGGATTGGGAACAAGCTGGCCGCGGGATGATGGAATCTTTAAAAACAGGGATTGAATCTATTCCTATTGTTGGAACATTTGCCAAACTTGGAGAAGCGATTGGTAACGCGGTATTTGGAATTGACGAAGCGAACGCTTCTCTAGCTGAAACTAATAAACAAGTTGCATTAACAGATACTTTAGTAAAAAGTTTAGCCGCGAATAATAAGTATAAAATTGATTCTGAAGAAGCAGTACAAAAGAGAATTGAAGATATTGGAAAATCCGCCAAGGTAAAAGAACTTGAAACTTATAAAGCAGGTTTAGAAGCACAAAATAAATTAAATTTAGAAAATGAAGTTGCATTATTTAATAGCAAACAGCAAGTAGTACAAAGAAAAATAATGGTGCAAGGCGCGTCAGGCGGAACTGGCGAGGGCGGCGGCGGGTATCAAGTACAAGTTGAAAAAGATAACCCAAATTATTTAGCTGAAATAAACAAGCAAGAAGCTTTACGCAATTCTTTTATTACAAAGCGTAAAGAGGAACAGGCAAGCGCTTTATTTGATTCTGTAAAATCTATGAGGGAAACTCTAAATTTAGAAGAGCGCGCAAATATTGCGCAAACCGCAAAAATACAAGGGCAAAAAGATGAAGCCGCGGCACGAGCTAAAACGATTGAAGATGCAATTAAATTAGGTGAGTTACAAAAAAAACAAGCCGCTGATCAAGCGGAAGCGGATACTAAATTTAGCCAGCACATGACAGACAGAATTGTATCGGATGAAGCAAGTTTAAAAGTCGCTCAAGAAACCCAACAATTAAAATTACAAGACTCCGCCACTGGCGTGAGCAGCGCTATCGGAAATATTAAAGTGGCTGGCGCTGTGGACTTTTCAAAATCTATTGAAGTTGAAAAGGCACAAAAGCAATTAGACGCCACGGTGGCAACCCGTGAAAGTGTGCGCGCTATTGAAGAAACTTTAAGGAAAGTATTGGCGACACCATGACATTAATATGGAAAGCACAGGAACGTAGCGCTACGTATGACCGCGGCAAGTGGTCAGCTTCTCAAAACTATACCGTTTACGACAATACGGGCGTAGCTTTAAACGTTTATGCCATTGCAAATGATTCACCTGACTACCAATATTTTGGCGGTTATTTAGGTGGAGACGAATCAAGCGCCACGTCTTATTTTAGATTTGTTTCCCACACCATTACACCAGTCGATAATGGCGCCGACAAAATTTGGTCTGTTTCTATGCAGTTTGAAAGCACCATCGGTGACGGTGGTTCAACCGCCACCACCATCGATGTAAAAACAGAAACGGAAATCGGGTTTAGTAGTTTTGAAGTTTCCATCCAGCCACTGATTTTAGACGTGTGGGCGTTGAACGCAACGCTTCCAAGCACTGCAGCTTTAAAATCTAATCCTGATTTAACTGACATTATTACAAACACCAACGCCACATTTACCGGCAAGGAACCGCTTTCGTACGTTGGTCATGTTATGAATATACATGTGCGCAACGTGATATTTGGGCGCCCTAATTATTTGAATATTGCTAGTTTTGTTGGCAAGCGAAATAGCACCGCGTATACTTTTGGAGTTACAAATACTATGGTATGTGCGATTGGCACGCTGTTATTTACTGGCGCCACCACAAGTCGCATTGGCCCGAATCAGTACGAAGTAAACTACACGTTTACATACGATGATCAATTTTATCACTTGCGACAATCACCCCTTACCGATGGTGCGGGCGTAAAGCCCCAGCTCAAATATCCTGGCACAGTTATTAGCGCAAGTAATCCAGTGCGCGCGGCATCCGTTTACTGGAAACAACCGTTTCCAAATACCGCAGAATTTGCTGGATCAAGTGGAATTGGGTTGGTTACCACATGAATTTAAAGCCCAATATTCGCGGGTCTATTGGGCCGTTTACTCCACGCGGGTATAACAAGATAGCGCAAGCAGTAAACAAACTGCCTAAGCCTGAGCAATTTGATAAACCCATAAATATTCCAGTTGTGTTTCTTGCACAAATATTGGTTTCCACTGCAGTGCTTTCAGGGCGACGCTGGAAATACACTTGGGCGGCCGCAAACCAGCTGAACGCTGATATGAAAATGCAACCTGACGGCGGGTCTAATTTGAGCTACGCGCATATTCAGGTCTACGCGTACAACGGTTGCGAAGGTTTGCAACAAAACAACGGAACCTTAGACGGTCCAGGATTTGACCACTCGCATATTCCTACTGGCTTTACATTGCAACCCATTGCGAACGGCACCTATGTAATCATGTTGCTAGTCCCGGACTCAAATGGGGATATGTCTTTTGTATTCTCAATTCCTAACGCTATTGACGGGACGTGTGGGTAATGGCGCCGGCTAGGAAACCAACTCTAACGCCACTTCAAACCACCGTTTTGTACGGGCAGTTATTGGGAATAATAATCGCACTGGGATTATATGTAACTGACATTGGTAAAAAAACTGCAATCCTTGACAGAATAGGTACAGACGTGCAAGAGCTACGGGTTATAGCCGCGGACTTGACTAAGGCGGTTATACGTGGACAAACGATTGATGAAAAGCATACCGAGGCTATACTAGCCCTAACCGTTAAGATCGACCGATATACTGAAAATGAAAGGTGAACTATGGACTCTTTTCTTGGCAACGTTTTTTATACTGTGGTGTGCGTATCTGTGGGTTATATCGCTGGACAAATTTGGAGCATTGCGGTATTTAAAAAATGGCTTGGCCCAAAAGACTAAGTATGTTTATGTGCATTGCCG